ACAGCTAGGCAAAGTTAGGGGGTGTGTCCCCTTTGGACGGGGGGGGATGTTAAGCTGCCACGTAAAAATATATACGTGCTTCGGCGTGTTGTTCTTCGTTGAACAATTAATATGCTATACTAGAAATAAAACATTAGAAAGGTGTTACATTATGAAAGAATTGAAAATAAGTTCAGCTATTTCATTGTCTGAAGTGTTGGTTAAATGTTTGCATGGTAATTCGTCAATGATGGATTATGATATGTTGTATGTTTTTGATGTTGATAATGCTGTTTCTGATTATGTGTTGCATACTATTAACGCGTATATGTTTGTTAGTTCTGTTTTGTCTTTGGGGAAGTCTTTTGCTGACGCGTGTTCTGAACTTGGTATAATGGTTGTTGGTTTTCTTCCGAAGGTGGTCTGATAGATGGATAAGCAGTGTTTGCGTTTGCTGCTGTTGTGTTTTTATTTTTGTATTATTGCATTTGTTCTATGTGTTATTGTATACTAAGGGGTTGACATGTTTTATGCGGTTGAATATGTTCATAGTGATAAGAATTTTGTTGATTCTGATGGTTTTAGGGAGGTGTTTTTGTATCGGTTTAATACTGTGAAGTATCGTGATTATTTTGTGAATGAATTTCCTCATATTCGCGATTCTATTAGCAATACTAAGGCTCGTGATATTATTGCTCGGTATGTTAGTCAGCGTAGTTCGTTGTTGTTTGATGATTTGCGAAAATATACTTTTTCTATGTTGTTGTCTTTGTTTGATTCTTATAGCTGTTATGGTTCAGGTGGTGCTATGCCGATTTTGCAAATGTGAATATGTTGTTGTATTTTTATAGGGTGGTTCTCAAGGTGGGAATCACCTTATTTTGTTAGGAGATTGTAATTATGGATGTTAATACTGTGGTTACTTTGATTGGTTCGGTTGGTTTTCCGATTGTCGCGTGCTGCGCTATGGCGTGGTTTGTGAATAATACGGTTGAGAATTTCCGTGAGAGTATTGAGAAGAACAACAGTCTCATGGATGAGTTGATTGCTTTGCTTAGGAGTGATGATGTTAAGTCGAATTTTTAGTCGTGTCGTGGCTGTTGCTTGCGTGTTGTGCATGGTGTTTGTGCCGTGTGCTAATGCTGATATGAATGGTGTTGATTGGTCTTCTCATCAGTCTGCTACCGCGCCATGTAATGTAGCGGCTGATTTTGGTATTGTCAAGGTCAATCAGGGCACGTATGTTAATCCTTATTGGAAGACGCAAGCAAGCTGTATCGTCGCCAAGGGTGAGGGTTTAGGCTTGTATGATTACGCGTCGGGTATGAATCCTGAAAGTGAAGCGGATATTTTTGTTTCGCTTGCTTCTGATTATATCGGTAAGGCTGTACTTGTTTTGGATTGGGAGCAGTATCAGAACGCGGCTTTTGGTAATTCGGATTGGATACGTCGGTGGGTGAACCGTGTGCATGTTAGAACGCATGTTTGGCCTATGGTGTACACGTCGCGCGCTTGGGTGTATCAGATACCTGAAGATGTGCGCGCCAATTGTGGATTGTGGGTTGCTCAATATGCGAACAATTATGCTACGGGTTATCAGGCGCGACCGTGGAATGTGGGGGCTTCCGGCGAAGCGATGATACAGTACACATCTCATGGTTGGCTTGATGGATATTCGGGTTATCTTGACTTGAATCTGTTTTTGGGTGAGCGTTGGCAGTGGGAACGTTACGCGAATCCGAATAATGGCGCTGTGAGGAAACCTACTGTATCTCATGTGCAAGCTACTAATACTGCGCATTCATCCAGTGCGGGTGGCGTGTCTTGCGTGGTTGTGCAGTCGGGTGATACTTTGGGTGCTATTGCGGAACGCACCGGTTTGAAACCGTACACGGCATGGCATGGGTATCGTTCGGGTAACCCTAATCTGATATGGCCGGGTGAACGGGTGTGTTATGGTGGCGCGGTTGCTTCCGTGTCGGAGCAGTCTTCATACCGTTATTATCGGGTACAGCCTAATGATACGTTGTCCACCGTGTTTGGTTCTGATTGGCAACGTGTTGCTAGGTTGAATGGGTTGAGTAATCCGAATTTGATTTACCCTAATCAGATTTTGAAGTATTGAATCTAATATATATTTCGGCGTGTCGTGTTTTGCGGCACGCCATTTTTGTTGTATACTATTTTATGTGTTCGCAAGAGCACAGTAAACTATTAATGTTAATGAATTGAGTTAAAATGAGAGCAATTCGTAAAACCGTAACGAATTCGATTATTTCCTATTATAATCGTGATGGTGCTATTGATACTTTCACAGTCAAGGGTATCGCCATTCGCAGTATTGATAGGGCTATCGCTGTTTTGCTACGCAATGGTATTTCAAATATTCTTGTGGATGATATTAAGTACGAGCGTACTTCCTATGTGATGGACGCTAATTTTTTCATCGAACATGCGAAGGTTGTTTCGACTGTGAATGACCTTACCGCCGATGATATTAATAATAATAATAATAATAATAATAATGATGATGAGAATGAGGAGTGATTTAATCATGACTGAAAATAATGTTGAAACTGTTGAAAAGCATATCTGCACTTTCGATACCTCCAATTTTGAGGGTGTCAAGCGTATGCTTAACGCCAAGAACAGCGCGGTGTCGTTGAACAGCATTGGTGATAAAGCCATTACTGTTGTTGACGTGTTCACTTCCGATGGCGTTCGCGCGCGTTCCAACCCGCCTAAGCATTGCGTCAATGCGTACTTGTTTGATTCTAAGGGCGTAGCTTATTTTACGCAGTCTGAAGGCATTGTGCGTTCTTTGCGTGATATTATCGCTGTTCTTCCTGATTTGAACAAGGCTAATGGTGGTATCAAGATTCATGTTGTTTCCACGGTTAACGCTAATGGTAACACTTTGAAGAGCATTGAAATGCTGTAATAACTATTTAATGTTATCCTAACCGTGTGCTATATATATTTTAGCACACGGTTTTTTTATCCAATATTGAAAAAAGAGAGTCAAAATGCCTAGAGCTCGGAAACCAAGTGATGAGTTGGTAAACAAGCGTAAGAGAGTGCAACGCGCCATAAAATCCTTGGAAAAATCATTACAAAAGCCGTTGCCCGAAAGCGAACGAAAGATACGCAAGGATTACATATCACGTTTGCAAAAAGGATTGAAGCAGACATATATCGGTCGTATCAGCGACAAAGGGCAAAGACTCATGGCTATAGCGCAAGCCAATCGCCGATTGGACGTATTGGTCAAAAGAGCGCGCGAAGTACGTGGTGGTACTCGCAAGACTTTGGAACGTGAGCGTTCGATGGCGATTTTCAAGACCGAAATGCGCGCTGCTGCGAAGGGGGAGGAAAGCGTTTTTGGTCAATATGGGCGCGAGAAGATAAACATTTTCTTCCGTTACACACAAAATATTTGGGATAAGCCTTCTGTGCCGCGTGAACAACGTATCGAAGCAGTGATGAAAGCGTATGATGTGGATAACGTGAACGAGCTTTTCGAGCGTGTCATGTCTGAAAACAAACAGGCTTTGGATTATGTTAAAGCGTTGCATGAGGGAACGTATGAAATTGAGGATGACACAAATTATGATGGCGGTAGTCCTGAATATCTGCTTGCGGTAGACCCTGATGTAATCCGTTAGAATCATGTGGAAACAAAATTATCGTGTCGTATGCGCGTATGACACCGAAACCACCACGATTGGCGATGGCGTGTTATCGCGTGCTTTTCCGGTATTGTTCATATGTAATGATTTACGTGATACGAAAATCGCGGAATATGATTCATCATGTGATGATGTGCGTTTCTACCGCACCGTGCCCGAAATGCTAGCGTATCTGCAAAACCTTATACAATGGGGTATCACGAATGACACCGTACCCGTCGTATGCGCGTACAACCTCATGTTCGATTTGCAGCCCTTATTGCATGAATTGGCGTTGCGGTACCGCATGACGGCCAATGCGCAAACCGCGTCAAGCGTGTACACGCTAGACCTTATCGCGCCTGAGCAAGGTGATGGAAAGAACGACACCACCGTATTATTGCGCTTTTGGGATACGTTCTACCTTGAGCAGAACGGGTTGGCCGCGATGGGCGAGACGTGCGGTTTGGCGAAGGCGAAGGGTGATTGGGATTACACTCTCACGCGAACGCCTGAGACTCCATTGTCCGATTTGGAATTGCATTACGCGCGTCGTGATGTTCAGGTGATACCGGAATATCTGAAGTGGCTGCTCAAGGCTAACGCTTGGCTTGACGAAAGCATGTTCGGCTGCACCGTGCTCACGAAGACAAGTCTTGTGCGTCAAATGGCCAAACGCGAATTGGGGGCGCGCCGTTTCAGATTGTCTTCGGGAAAGACCGAAACATTGTCGCGAGCTTTCGAGCTGACTTGCAAACAGGAGTTTCCGCGAACGTACCGCGCGTATGCGTTGCGCAAAGCGTGTTTCCGTGGCGGTTTGACGTTTACGGCTGCTAAAACTGCTAGCGTTGTCGTGGATAACGTAGCTAGCCTTGATGTGACTTCAATGCATCATGCGTTCATCAATGGGCGTCGTTTGCCGGTTGGGTTCAGATTCGTCAACAAGGAAATTTTGCGTATCGTATGCGAACGTGTTTTGAAAAAATCTTTGGATGATGTGCTGTATTGGTATGATAACCCATTCAAGCTTGGATTGCACGCGGCTATCAGATTAGAGAACATTCGGCTACGCAAGAATTCGTGTTTCGAGCGTTGGGGTATTGCGATTTGTCCACGCTCGAAATTCGCTAAGACAACCACGACTGACACAGATTACAGTCGTAATGACAGCGCGGTCGAACAGGAGAACAATATCCGCGCGAATGGACACATCGATAGCGCGGTCAATCCGACGTTCGCGTTCGGCAAGCTGTATGCCGCCGACAGTGTGGTGTTGAATCTGAACGAGATTGAACTGTGGAATATCGGGCAAGTGTATGATTTCGATTCGTTCGATGTGTTGTATGGCGAAGCGACCACTAAGACAATCGTTCCTCCCGATTATGTTACTTTGCAATCCAATTTGCTTTTCGAGCGCAAAACCGATGTGAAGAATCTTATAAAGAGGTATTCTAGGGGGGTTCCATATGAGGGTGACATACCGCCTTCGATACCTGAGGGCATCGCCGATGACGCGCGCAGTGGAGCGTTGAGCGACAAGTTCCTTGCCGCGTATTATCAGAGCACCGTCAAAGGTCAATTCAATGGCATCTATGGGACACAGGCACAGGATGTTCTGAAACCGTCGTATCTTGTGGACGGAAACGGAATGCTGAGCGTCGACCATGACACGGTATGCACGCCTGAGAACTTCAACGAGAAGATACCTAAAAGGCCAAAGGTCTTGTACACGTATGGAATGCGTATCGTGGCCGGTTCACGTATGCATTTGGTGATAGCCATGGAACTGCTGTACCGCGCGTTGGGCAATCGCGTAGACGTTACGGGTGGCGACACGGACAGTCTCAAGATTCGTTGCGACCCTGATGTGACCGACGCCGATTTGCTGCAAGCCTTGAAGCCATTGCATGACGCCATAGAGCAATCGATAGATTCGACCATGCGTCGTGTGCGCGAAGTGTTCCCCGATTTGGCTAGTCCCTTGACGCACATCGGAAAATTTGAAGTTGAGGATTGTGGGGGTACGACACGGTACGCGCGGCACATGGAATTGTGGAACAAGGCGCGCGTGAGTCTAGACCATTCGAACCGCACGCATATAACATGCGCCGGTTTGCCTAGACCTGACAACATGTACACGGTCGAATCGTTCATCGATTCGTTTGTGTCGCGTGGCGTGGATTTCGCGGTTGTCGCTCCCCTTGCGTTGGGTTATAACGTGCTTGTGGATTATTCGATTTGCCACACACTTATGCGCACCCAACCTGATGTGACGGATTGGTATAAGGGTGCTGTAACCGATTACACGGGCGCGACGGCATATGTCGAATCGCCTGAGAGCATCGCGTTGTATCCGTCGGGTAGATGGTTGGGCGAGACCGGAAAGCAGTCGAATTATGAGAACATGTGCTATTTGGAACGTGCATATAATAGGCATGTCATGCGTATATCGCGTGAGCTTGTTTATGAGAATGGTACGCCTATGATTGTGGGGATTGATGGAAAAGTTTTATTACAATAGGTTGCGTCAAGTCATATTGCCGCGTGACGCAGACGTGAACATGATTATCGGCGCGCGTGGTTTGGGAAAGACCTATGGCGTGCGCAAGTATTTCATTGAGGATTATATTCACAATGGATATTGTTTCGTGGAAGTTGCGCGCTATCGTGAGGAATGCGATGATGTTGCGCGCAATTATTTCGACCGCATTGTGAACGATGGCATTTTCCCCGATTGGCTTTTCCGAACCACGACGAAGACTGCTGAAATAGCTAGAAAGCCACAGGATGAGAAGTCGAAACCGGAATGGAAGATATGCGGATATTTCATTCCACTGAGTTTGCAGCAGCAGAAGAAGAAAAGCACGTTTGTCAACGTGCGTAACATCTGCATGGATGAGATTATCATCGACAACAACGACATTCACCATCATTATCTGCGCAATGAGTTCAACCAATTGGCGAATTTGGTCGATACCGTGACGCGTGAGCGTGGCGACACCGACAATCAGGGTTTGCGCAAGCCAAGATTGTTTCTGCTTGGCAATGCATGTGACGCGCGTAATCCATATTTTCAGCGCTATGACGTGCCATTGGAACCTGAATACGGTTTGCATTGGCTCGACGGGAAGACGTGTCTTTTCGATTACGTGGAGGATTCGGAATACGCGAAGTCGAAGACCACGAACACGGTGGCGGGGCGTATGCTCAAGGATGACGCGGACATTAGCGCGGGCAACCGGTTCATGTCGCATTCCGATGATTTCATCATGAAACCGCATATGAACCACAGCCGGTTCGCATATCTGTTCCGATGGATGAAGCGCGACTACGCCGTGTATCTTGACATGGAATGCGGGTATGTGTTCATTTCCACAAGGTTCGACCATTCCCATCATGTTCAGAGATTCGCGTTGACACGGGATGACAACAAGCTGAATTATCTAACTGCGAACATCGCAAAGGAGCTCATTCGCAATATCATCGATTACCATTCGCTTGGCTTGCTTCGCTATGACAAAGTGGAAACGCAGCTTGAAATTAGCGACATGCTAAGGAATTTCGGTGTGAAATGATAATGTGCTATACTGTGTTGAAGCATATGATGTAAGGCGCTTGCAATCGCAATGCATAAAACATGCCGCCAACACCCACGGTTGACTCTCGATGGTGGCGTGAACCGATACAGGGAAAATCGAGTCGTTCGTTTGCTTGAACGTGTTACGTCTCTTTATGCTATACTTGAGCCATGCGGCACGCCTTACCGTGCTTGCATGGCTTATTTAATATCCACTGCAAAGGGAGATGATAACAGCATGGCTTCTGAAAACGAAGATGAGAGCGAGAACACCACCGTCGAAGATGAAACCAACGACGCCGACACGACGAGCGACGACAAGGATTCGAGCGCCGTGAATGACGCGCGCGAGATTTTCAACGTCATTTCGGAAAAGCTCGATAAAATCATTACAAAAATCGATGACGCCATCGGCTCGATGGTGGAAAACGGTGCCACCGTCCGGGAGGGTGACGCCGATGATGGCGACGATGATGGCGATAATGAACCGGATTCGTTGGAAGATATGGATTTCAAACTGTAAAGGAAAGATAATATTATGGCTGTGAACAATGCGACAATCCTTGACAAGATTCGACTTCAGGGCACGAACGACTATCAGCAACGCATTCCCCCGACAACTCAGATGGGCGTGGCGAACACCGTAAGGCACCTCTTCGACCCGATGAACCGTCAGTACATGAACGATTTCGTCTGGAATCTCGTGAACCGTATCGGACTTACCGTCATGGCGCAGAACGAACCGTTCAAGAACCCTCTCGCCGTTTTTAAAAAGGAAAACCTCTATTACGGTTCCACCGTACAGGAAATTGCCGTCAAGTGGATTAAGGCGCACGGATACCGTGACGATGCGGAAGACCTTCTGAAACTGCACCGTCCCGAAGCTGCTGTGTGGTTCTACGAACAGAACCGAAAGGACTATTATCCGATTTCTTGGAACAGCGACGAGCTTCGTCAGGCGTTCACGGAAGAGTACGGGCTGAATCGTTTCATCGCGCAGATTATGGAAACGCCACGAAACAGCGACAACTACGACGAGATGAACATCATGCTTGAGCTTATCCCGTGGTACGAGAGCGAACTTGGATTCTACAAGGTGCATATCGACAATGCGCCGACCGACGCGGAAAGCGCGAAGGCTCTGCTCAAAGAGCTGCGGGCTACCGCCGGATTCATGCAATTCCCTTCGACGCAGTGGAACGCTTTGAACATCAAAGAGATTCCGACATACGCGACGCCGAATCAGATGGTGCTTCTGACCACGCCGGACGTGAGCGCTTCGCTCGACGTTGACGCGTTGGCCGCGTTGTTCCACGTTGACCGCGCGGAGGTGCCGTACCGTGTAATCAATGTTCCGACGCTCGGAATTCCGAATGCGGTGGCTCTTCTCGTGAGCAACGAGTGGTTCCAAGTGCGCGACACTAACTACACCGTTACGCAGTTCAACAATCCACAGACGTTAAACGACACCATGTACCTTCACCATTGGGGAATCTACGGCGTGTCGCCTTTCACGCCATGCGCGCTGTTCACCACCGACACAGCAACCACCATTCCGGTTGTCGCGCAGACGGTGACAGGCGTGACTCTTACTGGCGACAAGATGGAAGTCGTGCCGGAGGATGTGGTGCAGCTCACGCCGAAGCTGACCGCTTCAATCACCCCGGCGAACGATGCGGTCAAGACCGCGCCGGATTCAGTCACCTATGACGTCACAGCGGCATACACAGACGAAAATGCGACCACACCGTTCCCGCTCGACCCGAAGGGTACGTATGTTGACGATTTGAACCGGCTGCACATTCAGAAAAAGCCGTGGGAGCACGCGGGCAAATTCCATATCACCGCCACAAGCACGTACATCAACCCGAACGGCACTACGCAGACCTACACTTCGACGCTCGAAATTACCGCGGCGAAACCTGAAGACGCGGAAAACTGATAACGGTTTGCTATAATGGGTTCACACGATACTATTCGTGCGAACCCATTTTTTGTTAGGAGCGTTTTTATGACTTTTCCGCATTTGCCCGATAGCACGCCATTCCCGGCGAACGCCACGCATGTGTACCGGCAATACAAGAACACGTTCGACTACAATATGTGGACGCCCGACACACGGTTGAAGCTGTGCAATGTCAATTTCCGTGATGATTATCATGATGTGGTGAAATTCGCTGATGATGATGAACGGGATTCGTATTTCAAGAATTTGGATGGCGAAAGCGTCACGCTCACGTCAGCCATGTATATCGCACGCGCGGACAGCGATGGAGTGAAACTACCCGTGCCGTATGCAACCATGCAGAAATACAATTATCTTGTAATCGATTTCACAAAGAACATCGGAAAACTACCATTACAGGATGCTGATGTGCAGATAACGTATCATTATTTCATCACCGATATTCGAGCCGACAGCCCGAACACCACAACCGTGATGCTGGAACGCGACGTGTGGACTGACTGTATCAACCACGTTGAACTCAGAAACTTGGCTTTGGAACGCGGACACGCGCCATTGGTAGAGACAACACCTACGCAGCTGCTCGCGAATCCATTGGAGAATTCCATCGATATGCTTATGCCCGACGTGTCATACGCTGACGACAACCCACGCATTACCGCCGCGAGCGCATACAACCTCAACCGCGGCGACATATCCATATGCTTCGCGCTCACATGCGACGCGAAGCAGCTCGTTGAGATGGCTTCGCACGTCGGCGTGCCGACAAGCGATACAGCGCCGATATACGATGACAAGACCGGCGCGCTATCGTCCGGCTTCGAATGGGGCGCGGGCGGAATCGACACAAGCGGTTGCGCGGGCGAATACACGCCTTTCGCTTCCACCGATGATTTCACCGCCAACAACCTGAACATCTTCGCGGTCGATTCCGAATCAGTCACCGGAACATACCTCAACGACCTTTTCGCGCTATGCCCTCAGATACTAGGAGCCGTCAGGTTCATGTGCGTGATTCCGACCGAATGTCTGCGATTCAGCGAAGAGAAGACCAAGGTGCTTGGCATTGATTGGCTCGTCGTTCAGGCCAAACGCGACAACAGTCTCACGACATACACATTGAAGACCTCAGATTTCGATATTCCAGACGATTACGCGAACATCACCAAACTGTACGTATCGCCTTATTCCGTGCTCGAAATAACCGACGGCATGGGCAACGAGATTGCGACGGTGCGCGTTGAGGACACACGCGGTCGGCTCACCTTGCATGAAGCAGCGTCAATCGCAATGCCCCTTGCGCGCCGTGTCGTATGGTTCGACGGTATCGGCTGCAAGGAATCATTTCCGCAATCGCTTACGATGACCATGAAAAAGCTCAATGGTGGCTACGAAGACACAGAGCTACCGATAAGCGATATTCGGAGAGCAGTCATGGAATGGGACATTCCACTGTACGCCCTACAAGTGCGCGAATCGGATTTGTTGCGAATGCGAGCATACAACAATCAGGTACGGCAGCGAAGAGACGCCGCGATAACGTCATACAACAACGCGGTTCGAAGCGCTAACACCACGCTGACGAACACGAACGCGAGCGCCGACAACGCCCTGACGAACACGAACGCGAGCGCGGACACGGCATTGTCGAACACGAATGCGAGCGCTGACACTTACCTGACGAATGCGAACGCGAGCGCCGACACCGCCATGTCGAACGCTGATTCGAGCGCGGACACCGCCCTGACGAATGCGAACGCGAGCGCGAAGGCCGCTTTCGACAACGCCGCCGCGACGCTGATTCTCACCAATCAGACGATTGGTTGGCGCGAGCGCGACTGGAACAAGCTGTATGTCAAGCAGTATTTGCAGAACTACACGCGCAACAAGGTCGTGAAGACCGCGCAGAACTACAACACCGACACCACACAGGTCGAATGCACTTCTGAAATGTGGAATCTCACGAACGCGTATGCCTATCAGAGCGACACGAACGCTAACATCAACGCTTTCATGGACGCGTCGGTCGTGGAGGGTCTGACACAGGCCGCTTTGGCCACACTCATGGCCGGAACAATCGGAGTGGCGGGAGCGGAAGCGGCGGCGGGCATTGGCTTCACGGATTCGCCGTTCGCGGGTAGCGGCAGTCACGCGGCCATGCCAGCCGGCGGCAGCGTGTCACGCGCGCGTGTTAGCGCGGTTGGTCAGATGGCGAGCCTTGGCGTGGCGGTCGCTCCCGTCACGGCGATGCAAAATCAGAAGACGCTCAACGCGGCGAATCTGTTGAGCATGTCGAACAACAACTCGCGTATCGCCGCCCAATATTATTCCGACCATCAGAATTCGTTCAAGTGGCAGTCGAACAGCCTTGCGAACACGAACATCAGCGACACAGCCGAAAACAAAATCGCGTTCGACAACGATGTGGCTGACCAAAATTTCGACCGAACGACCAAGAATTTGGCCGACACGAAAGAGACGGGCGACGCGAACAACACACGTACCTACAATGCCGCGACCGGAAACGCTGCGCGCACGAACGCGAACACAAAGGCTGTCGCTTCAGCGACGAACACGACCGCGAAGGAGAACGCGAAGCGCACGAACGCGAACACAAAGGCTGTCGCTTCAGCGACGAACACGACCGCGAAGGAGAACGCGAAGCGCACGAACGCGAATACAAAAAGCACCGCGAAAAGCGCGCGTGATACGGAAATAGCGAATCTTCGCTCGAACATGGAATTGGCGCGACTTGACGCGAATCGCGCGTATGCTGATTCGGGCAACAGCGGTACGTCGGAAGTCGGTAGGTATGAGGCGTTGTCACTTGATGACTCGCTTGGGCGTCGAGCCGTGACTTTGAAAATCAGAACACAGCCTTTGGGCGCGTTGTCCCGGGCGGGTGATTATTTCTCGCGTTTCGGTATCGCGTCGAATAAGATTTACATGGAACCTACCTTGAACATGTGCAAACATTTCACTTATTGGAAGGCGTCCGAATTGACGATTATAGGCGCGCATGTTCTACCGCGTTTCGTTTCCGTGTTGCATGATATTTTTGAGCGTGGTGTGACGGTTTGGCGACACGCCGATGAAATCGGAAGAGTTGACATTCACAAAAATCTATAGTATATTTTAAACTGGATAGGAGTATCTATTATGGGACGTAAACGTAGTCGGAAAGAACCATTGAGCCGAACGCAGCTCGAACAGGGTGCCCACCCGCAATTCAACCAAAGCCAACAGCTCAACAGCGACGCCTACAACATGGCATACAACCAAATGCTCAACATCGCGTTGAGCCGATTCAAATGGCTTAATCTACCGAAGACATGCGACGCGTGGTTTTTAGAATACAATCTGCTCTACTTCGGATACGCGACAATCGCATTCCCGAACTCGCAAAAAGGCATTTTCTACAGCACACAGGCAGTGACCGAATCCAACTACAACGTGTACCACCGGCCACGCAAATGGTGGTCATACGGGTTGAACGGTTGGCGTTTCCCGGTCAACAACAACAATGGTGTGTTCGTCTACTCCAATTCCGCACGCACCCCGTTGATTCCGACCATCCGATTCTTCGCGCACGAAATCGAAGATTTATACATGGTGCGACGCCAAAACCGGTTCCACCAAAAAATCCCGTTCATTCTCGAAACGCCACCCGCACAGGAAAACGCGGCTGTGCAACTGCTCAAGGAAATGAGTGGCGGTGAGCTTGCAATCATGGCGACCAACGGGTTCAGCGATTCAATGCGCGCGCAAGTCTTGCAGACGGGCGTCAAATACATTGGTGAGGAAGTGCAACAGGATATTCAGAACACTTGGAACAATTTCTACTTGGCGCTTGGTATCAGCAACATCCCGGTGATGAAAACCGAACGCCAGACCTCAACGGAAATAAAAACGTTGAACGAGCCAAGCGACATGCGCGCTTTAAGCGAATTGAACGCGAGACGCGAAGCGTGCGACACGCTCAACACAAGATTCGAGAAATACCTTTCCGAACCGATTCAGGTAGTTTGGAATGAGGATAACTACTCCGACAACTACAATTACTGGAACAACATCGAGCGTCAGATGGGAGCCGATGATGACATTGCCTGACATACCATATTACGAGCCAAGCGAACAGATTGACGAATTCCACACAGCGATAAACATCACGTTCGGTGAACTGATGGACACACGAAACGGCGTGGACTGGAACGACCCGAAATGGTCATGGCGCGATATGGCATACGATGACGCGCAGTACAGGCGTTGCTGTCGCAAAATCGAAAATCGATATTACGACCGAACTTTAGGCGTCTTGCCAATGTCACGATGGCTACGGCACTTCCATCGAATAATCGACGAGACAATGCCAATGCTGAAACCGCTCTACAAGGCAATTGACGACAACAACAGCGCGATACTCACAAGCAGCGACACCTACTCGAAACATCGCAGCGTGTTCTCTGACTTTCCAGCAACGCAATTAACAGCAGACCAAGACTATGCGAGCAATGCAACAGACCACCAATCGGAAACCATTGTTAACGGCGACTACATGGAAAAAGCGCAACGCATAATAAACGGCGAATACGTGGACGTGGATATAATATTGCTGGACAAACTAGATGAATGCTTCTCGTGCATAATCACCACAAACATTAACTGCTATTAAAGAAAGGAATAAAACATGTTTCCCAACATCTTGAATTTCATCCCATTCTATGCGGTATGGAATTACACGCCGGAAATCCCGAATTTTTATTACAATGCCAAAAGTCAAGAGCAGATAGTAAAATACCTCTGCACCGAATACGACAAGCTCGTACACTACTGCGACATGCTTTCGGACAGTGAGAACGAAACACGCGACGCGGTGAACAAGCTGACCGAACTGTTCAGAAAATTCCAAGAATCCGGTTTCGACGACTACTACAAGGCGCAAATCGAAGCATGGATATACGAGCACATGCCAAGCATCATCGGCAAGGCAATGCAAATGGTGTTCTTCGGCATCACCGATGACGGATACTTCTGCGCATACGTACCGGAAACGTGGTCACAGATAATGTTCGACACCGACCAAGTGTATGCATCGCCCACCTACGGACACCTCATATTAAGTTTCAACGTACAACCGCTCAACAAATAAAAAATGAAAGGAAAAACATCATGACACAAGAACCAATATATCCGGTCAAGCAATACATCGGCGCACGCTACGTGCCCATCTTCGGACGCAAAAACGAAAACACTATCGAATGGGACAACAGCAAGCCATACGAGCCCTTGAGCGTCGTCACCTATCAGGGCAACAGCTACACGAGCAAGCAGTACGTGCCTTCCAACATCGAAATCACCGACGAAACCTATTGGGCACAGACCGGCAACTACAACGCGCAAATCGAATCATACCGTCGCGAAGTCAAGGAATGTCAGGACACCAATCAGGAATTGAAAAAAAGCATCGGAATCCTGAACGTTCGCACCAATCGAAGCTACGTAATCTTCGGTGATGAATGGGCTTTGAAAATGTACGACACGTTCAAACAAATCTTCGCGAAAAGCGAAACGCACATCTTCGCCGAAAATGGTGCCAATTTTAAGGATACGCTGATTTCTCAAGTCGATACAGCTTTAGCTGACGAAACCGTAAAACCTACGAACATCACCGACATTATCGTAATCTGCGGAGTAAACGACTACAACAAAAACACGTCCGCATATAACGTAAGCAGTTCCTTCATGTATATCACGAATAAATTCCCGTATTCCACCATTCATTATTACCCATCCATCGCAAACAACGGCGGTGGCCAAAGTAATAATATATACACCCATAAATATTTCATCACCGGAGCCACGGAAAACGGAAACGTCAACGTGAATGTGACCGCTTTCAATTATCTAATCAGCATCATAAAAACATTCGACACAACCACCACACTGACCGCGAGCGGCTACGAAGCTTACGCGCGATACGTCAGCAACACGCTGCACGGTGGCCAATACCGTCTGTCACCTTTCGATTATCCCTACAAACAGCAATCGGAATGCGTGCCCGTATTAGGACATGCGCAAAGCTATGACTTCAGTGACTATGCAAACAACACAGCAGCAGTATTCGACCGCACATACATGCAATTCGTCAACCACACCGACGGTACGATAGACTTGAACTACCACCTAAGAGCACATGTAAAAAACCTCACAACTGAAACAACCGGTAGTTACTGGAAAATTTTACTTCCATATCAGATGTACAAAAATAATGGCCTGAACACTTTACCAATCCGAACAGACCTAAGTTCCAGTACGAATAAAAACAACTGGATGAACAATGGCGTTCTAACATACGTAGACGCTTCAAACAATACACAAGAAATAAACCTTCAACGAACAAATTTAAGATACGAATGGTATCCACACAGCGACGGAGTACAGCAAGTGAAAGACTTCACAATCGCTATCGACCTTAACAAAACAGGGATTGACAATACCATCAAATCATTGACCGCAGAAGTATGGGGCACCATCCCATTCTACATTGCCTAACAAAAACGGTAGGGACTAACATAGCCCCTACCGTTTTTATCATTCACTACTCATAATCCCCCTCAGCGTCATAGCGGACTGGAACATCATACCACAACACCCCCGTAACGTGATATGAATCATTATTAGACAGCTTTGCGCGACCCGTCCGCTCGACACCATGCTTCTTGCACCACGCATACAGCGGACGTAACAGCATTGCACCAACTCCAAGCATGTTGGTATCCAAATCAACCCGCGTGTTAACGCAATCATGCACCGTGAACGTTAGACGCGTGCCCCACTCGCCATCACTCCGTTCCACACCCATGATACGGACATGGAACACGTCATTAACCATACTCATAATAACACTCCTTACAGTGCGAAACCAATGTTTTGATGAATACCAAAGAGGGCTATACACCCTCTTTGATAAAGTGGTCAGTATCGGCCATAACCGATGAAACGGCATTCATACAACCGCTCAAAATCGGGAATGCTGTGACACTGCGGACGCATGAACCGGAACGCGCTCACGGGAACGCACAGCACGTAATCATCCAGTGCCGTGAAGATGAACGCCATGAAATAGTCATCCGAATTGACACCATGCGAGAGCATGTAGTCGAAATGTGCGCCGTTGCACAGAGTCATTCCCCCGTGTTTGCACGGCACGTAAACATCAACTTGACGCATAATAACACTCCTTACAGTGCTAGACAACAAAAAAACGTCGAGAGTAGCCGGGAATCGAACCCGGACACGCCACACCAATGGCTACCCTTTTTTTTTTTGCGCGCGGTCACTCATCTCCCGTATCGAGCTCGACCTGAAACAGTGCGCTGCGCCGTTGACATGAGACGCAACCACCATTAGACATTTCTGGGTCGATGATTTGCGTAACGTCATAATCAAACGGGTAGTTTGCCGTCATCCACTCGTAAACTGCGTCACTTAGCGTTTCTACACCCGCGACATAGTACACCGCCATGTCGCGCGTGTCCTGAACGTACGCGCTCCTTGTGCGTTCGAGCTGTCGGGGGGTCAACTCGAACCCTCTGATATTGAAAATATGGCACATGCTACACTACTCCTTACAGTGTGAAACCGAAAAATTTGCGTGAGTGCTCAGGAATCGAACCCGACCGCGCCACCATATGCGCGTCACACCAGTGATACACCCCCTACCCTTATACCCCCCTCCTATGGGGTCTTCGGGTATAAACGTGGCTCACCAACCTAACAGACCGTGGAGACTACGGTGGTACCCCCGTAGTCGGATGAAATTCATTCATCCGCGTCACCCTCCTCAAAGCTGAAGTCGTAATCCCTTGCGATTGAATCCGCCATTTCATCGAGCTTGTAGTCAGGAAGGTAACGCAGAATTTCGTCAAGAAGTTCCGCGTCCCCCATCTGCTCCATGAGATTGACCATTTTATCGTAGCCGTTCATTTTTGTTGCTCCTTTTTTTGTAGTTCATTTTTTCTTGATACTTATACTATAGCACACCACAAATACAACGCGCACCATGTGTGTCAGTTCTTCACATTTTCTTCACAATTAAATAATTACCGATCAATTCAATATTAATTCATCATTAATTAATAAAACAATTTCATTTTAATTTGCATTCATTAACCAGCTTAACATCCCCCCGTCCAAAGAGATCGG